GATATAGAGGTTCAGGATACTGCGGATACTCCGGTGCCTGATGTAGAAACTGACGAACAGGAAGTTTAATGTATTTTAATCAGTTCAGAAAAAAGTTATCAGGCAAGAAGATAACTGAACAGCTTCAATGTTATGATCATCTTATACAAAAAGATGAAGATGGCACTGTGTTTATTGGTAGCGTAAAAACAAAGTTTACTGAGTTAGAAGAAGCTAGAAACTATATTAAGCAACAATACAAAACAGTAAAATTAGAAAAGCAAATTAAAACAGAAATATACGAAGAACTATCTGAAAATAAAATAGCAGATATAATACAAAAATATCATGACGTTAAAGTTACAGATACATTAATAGAATCATATATCGATTTAGCTTCTTCTAAACTTTTTACATTAGATCCTGTTGTTGAGGATATAAGAAAACTTAATAAACTAGACACTTTGGTTGAAGGCAAAATAGACTATAGACTTGAAGATGATAGTACTGTTGCAATCAGTTATAACACACACGAAAAATTAAAAGATTTGTTTCAAGCTCATACAGACGTTGTAGATCATATGAGACAAACTAAAGATAATTTTATACAAGTATTAAAGCAAATCGGAGAATAATAAATGGCAATATCACCACAGATATTAAAAATGAATGATACTGAAGTTGTAGTAAAGATGTATGGATCTAATGATAATGGAACTATTGATCTATCAACATTAATTCCTGCAACACAAGCATTATCTGGTGAAACACAAACTGTTAATATTAATAAAGTTGAATGGGCAGGAACTGATGCATCAACAGTAGCTATTACAAGAAATACTACAGGTGTATTAACATTTGATGCAACAGGTAGTGATGCTTTAGAATTTGGTGCCGGATACTCTGATACAACAGCAAATACTGAAGATATTACAGTAACTGTAACTGGCACAGTAGCAGTTTATTTAACACTACGTAAAGTTGGTGGTTATGCTAACAAAGTAGAAACAGCACAGTTTGGCATCTATGATGACGTCACAGCTGTAGGGAGCTAAGTAAATGAAACTAATTAAAGAACATACCGAAGAGGTTAAGTATCTAGTTGAAGAAAAACTAGGTAAAGGTAAAGAATATTTTATTGAGGGTATATTCCTTCAATCAAATTTAAAGAATCGTAACGGACGAGTTTATCCAACAGAAATTTTGGATAAAGAAATTAAACGCTACAATGAAGAATACGTGACTAAAAACCGCGCATTCGGTGAGTTAGGACATCCTGATTCTCCAACAATTAATCTAGATCGTGTATCACATATGATCAAAGAGCTTAAACGAGATGGTGATAACTTTATCGGAAAAGCTAAAATCATGGATACACCTTATGGAAAAATTGTTAAGAGTCTTATCGATGAAGGTGCAACACTTGGTGTTTCATCTAGAGGTATGGGATCATTAGCTCAAAAAGGTGGTGTTTCAATGGTTCAAGACGATTTTACTTTAGCAACAGCTGCTGATATAGTTGCTGATCCATCTGCGCCTAATGCGTTTGTTGAAGGTGTGATGGAGTCTAAAGAATGGGTTATGGTCGATGGAAAATTTGTGGAAAGAGATTTGCTAGAGGCCCAGCGTATTATTCGTAAAACTTCTAGTAAGAATCTTAATGAGGCGAAACTCAAACTATTTGCAGATTTCCTCAACAAAATTAAGTAAATTATAAATAATATTAATATCTTAATAAGATAATTAAATTTTAGGAGATACATATGTCTATCGAACAAAAGATTGCTGAAATATTAGCAGAGTCTAAATTAGACGAAGCTGAAGCAGCTGAAGACATCCTAGAGGATCAAGCAGAAGACGTTGTTGCTGAAGAAACCGAAGAAGTGAATGAGGAAGAACTCAAACCTTCTAAAAAGGAAGATGAAGCAAACAACAAGAAAAATGCTGTAGATAAAAACCCTCAAGGTGATAAAGCTAAAGCAGTTAAAGAAGAAAAAGATTGTGATGATGAAGACGATGACGACGAAGATGATGAAGACGAAGTCAAAGTTAAAAAAGAATCATATAAGAAAATGAAGAAAGAAGAAGTTGAAGCTGAAGACGAAATGATTGTTGACGTTAAAGAAGACGTTGATGCATTAGTTAACGGTGAAGATCTTTCTGAAGAATTTAAAGCTAAAGCAACAACAATTTTTGAAGCAGCGATTGTTTCAAGAGTTAAGCAAGAAGTTGCTAAGCTTGAAGAAGAATTTGAAGCTAAGCTTGAAGAAGCTGTAGTCGAAAGTAAAGAGGGATTAGTTGAAAAAGTTGATGGATACCTCAACTACGTAGTTGAGCAGTGGATTACACAGAATGAAATAGCCCTTGAACATGGTATGAAGTCTGAAATTCTTGAAGGCTTTGTTGGAGGTCTTAAAGGCCTATTCGAAGAGCATTATATCGATATTCCTGAGGAAAAATTTGATGTATTAGGTGCTTTAGAAGCAGAAACAGAAGAGCTTAAAGCTAAACTTGACGAACAAGTTGCTGCTAACGTTGAACTTAACAAAGTTATCAATGAAAGCAAACGTGACGAAATCGTTAAAACAGCTGCAGCTAATATGACTGAAACTGAAAAAGAAAAATTCTTTGGTTTAGCTGAAGAGTTAGCTTTTGAAGATTCAGAAACTTTCGAGAAGAAAGTACAGACTATCCGTGAAAATTATTTCAACGGTAAAACATCAACAACAGTTGAAAGCATTGTAACAGATTCTCCAGTTGAAGAATTAACAGAAGGTGTTAAGATTGATCCTCAAATGGCTCGTTACTTAAATGCTATCAAACAAAATCAAAAATATTAATAAGGAAAATTAAAATGGCTAATCGTCAAGATTTAATAAAAAAATGGCAGCCAATCCTTGAAGCGGAAGGTCTAAATCCAATTAAAGACCAACACCGTAAAGAGGTTACTGCTATTCTTCTTGAAAACCAAGAAGTAGAAATGCGTAAACAAGCTGGTATCCTAAACGAATCTCCTACCAATGATGGTGGTACAGGTCTTGCTTTAGGTCATGCAGGCGCTACAACTAATGATGTTGCTGGTTTAGACCCAGTACTTATCTCTTTAGTACGTCGTGCTATGCCACAAATGATTGCATATGATATCGCTGGTGTTCAACCAATGACACAACCTACAGGTCTTATCTTTGCAATGAAATCACGTTATTCAACACAAAATGGTACTGAAGCTTTATTTAATGAAGCTGAAACAGACCATTCTGGTGCAGCATCTCCTGCACACTCTGGTTCTAACCCAGTTGATGGTACATACACAACAGGTACTGGTATGGATACAGCATCTGCTGAAGCTTTAGGTGAATCTGGTGGTACTGACTTCGGTGAAATGGCTTTCTCAATTGAAAGAACAGCTGTAACAGCTAAGACTCGTGCTCTTAAAGCTGAATACTCAATCGAATTAGCACAAGATCTTAAATCAGTTCATGGTCTTGATGCTGAAGGTGAGTTATCAAACATCCTTTCACAAGAAATCCTTGCTGAAATCAACCGTGAAGTTGTTAGAACAGTTTATAGAACTGCTAAACCCGGTGCTGCAGTTGGTGTTGCAACACCTGGTACATTCGACTTAGACGTTGACTCTAACGGTCGTTGGTCAGTTGAAAAATTCAAAGGCTTATTGTTCCAAATCGAACGTGAAGCTAATGCGATTGCTCAACAAACCAGACGTGGTCGTGGTAACTTCATCCTTTGCTCATCAGATGTTGCATCTGCTTTAGCAATGGCTGGCGTACTTGACTATGCTCCTGCATTATCAACATCATTAAACGTTGATGAAGCTTCTACTACATTTGCTGGTGTTTTAAATGGTAAATATAAAGTTTATGTTGACCCATATTCAGCAAACCAAGGTGCTTCACAATTCTTTACTGTTGGCTACAAAGGTACTTCAGCATTTGATGCTGGTTTATTCTACTGCCCATACGTACCACTACAATTAGTACGTGCAGTTGATCCAGGTACTTTCCAACCAAAAATCGGCTTTAAGACACGTTATGGTTTAGTTGCTAATCCATTTGTTGACTTAGATGACGGATCTGGTTCTACTGGTGATTTAACAACAGATAAAAACTACTACTACAGAAAAGTTAAAGTTGCAAACATTATGTAATTTTAACATCCTCTTAGGATAGTTATTCAGATAGGGACTCTTCGGAGTCCCTTTCTTTTTATATAAATAATAATAATAGATTATATAATTAAGGATTAAAAAATGGCAAGATGTCCAGTTCCAGAGAATATTAACCCGCTAAGTCCTGTTGGATTTAGATTAGATATTCAAAAATTACCAAATGTAAGTTATTTTTGTCAAGAAGCAACGTTACCAGATGTAACTATTAACTCTGTGCCTGTTGCTACGCCATTATCAATAATGCAAATTCCTGATACAATACTACAATATGGTGATTTAATTGTTAATTTTCTTATTGACGAGAACATGGAAAACTATAAAGCACTTTATGATTGGTTAAAAGGATTAGGTTTCCCTACTAATCATAATGAATATACTAATTTTATTGCAGAAGATGAGCAATCAAATAAAATGGAACTTACTAAAAACTATTCAGACGCTTCATTATCTATTCTATCAAGCAATAATCAAGTTGTAAAAACGTTAAGATTTATTGATATGTTTCCAATATCACTAGCTTCATTACAATTTGGTTCAAACTTATCTGATGTTAATTACCTACAAGGTAATGCTATATTTAGGTATACATACTACGAATTTGCTGAATAAAGTAGTGTACTTTAATTAGTACCTGTGATATAATATAATTTTAATTAGTGTGAGAATATTATGAATTTACAAGAAATACAAGAAGAGTGGGAAAAAGATTGTCAAATCGATGATAATCATTTAGGTGAAGCTTCAACTTATACACCTAACCTGCATGCCAAATATCTTAAGTTAATGATTAACGTTAGATTAAAATTAACTAAGATTCAAGCCGATTACAATATCCTGCGTAAGAACAAATTTAAATATTATCGTGGTGAATTATCTAGAGAAGAATTATCAACTTTAGGTTGGGAACCATGGCAATATAATAAACCATTAAAGAATGAAATGGATGAATTCTTACAAGGCGATCAAGATCTTATCGCAGTAAATCAAAGAATAGAATATCTTAATATTATGTTATATACATTAGAATCTATTCTCAATCAAATTAAAGCAAGGGATTGGCAACTTAAAAACGCTATAAGTTGGAAACAATTCTTATCTGGAATGTAATGCTACTTAAAATAGAAAAAATATCTGAAGTTCATTTGAGAATATTTTCTGATCCTAACTGTGAACAGGAATTAGAAAGATTCTTTACTTACGAAGTACCGGGTGCTCGCTTTACTCCAAAGTTTAAAGCAAGATTATGGGATGGTAAAGTAAGATTATATTCTTTAATACGTAAAACTTTATATGTTGGTCTATACAAATATGTTTTAGAGTTTGCAAGAAGAGCAAACTATCAAGTTGAGTATATACCTAACGACGATTTTCCACAGCCAATAGAATCTAACTCTCACACTATAGATAATATTGATGAATGGATTAAGTCGTTAGGAATGTACGCTAGAGGCGAGCCTGTAGATGCAAGAGATTATCAAGTAGAAGCAGTAACAACTGCACTTAATTTAAATCGAACAATATTACTATCACCAACTGCTTCAGGCAAATCCTTTATGATCTATTGTCTATTAAGATGGCATTTAGAAGAAGATCGTAAAGTTATGATTGTTGTGCCGACAACTTCACTTGTAGAACAAATGCATTCTGATTTTAAAGACTATTCAAGTAATAATGGATTTGATGTTTCAGCAAACTGTCAAAGACTATACAGTGGGTTCTCAAGAAACTTTATATCAAATGTACTTATTACAACATGGCAATCTATCTATAAACAACCAAAAGCCTGGTTTGAAAGCTTTGATGTTATTGTTGGAGACGAAGCACACCAATTTAAAGCTGCTTCTCTGATTAATATTATGGAGAAGATGCAACACGTCAAGTATCGTATTGGTACGACAGGTACTATTGATGGAAAGAAAATAAATCAATTAACACTTGAAGGTTTATTCGGTCCAGTTCATAAAGTGATTACAACAAAAGAACTTATGGATACCGGAAAAGTTGTGAATATTGATATCAATTGTTTATTCTTAAAATACAATGGTGAGATACGAAAAGTTGCAAAAGATCTAGACTACCAAAAAGAAATGGATTTTCTAGTGACTCATTATCAAAGAAACAAATTCATAAGAAACCTTGCACTCAATTGTAAAGGAAATACATTAGTGTTATTTCAATATGTAGAAAAACATGGCGTTGTTCTTTATGATATGATTAAAGAAAAGACAGACACACATGAAGTTCATATTGTGCACGGCGGAGTAAAAACTTTAGATCGTGAAGATATTCGGCATAAGACTGAGGAAGGCAATAATACAATCATTGTTGCCTCTTATGCTACTTTTTCAACGGGTATAAATATACCTAGTATTGAAAACATTATCTTTGCTTCTCCAACTAAATCAAAGATAAGAAACTTACAATCAATTGGTCGTGGTTTAAGATTAAAAGAAGGTAAGAACAAATTAACATTATATGATATTGCTGATGACCTACAATATAAATCGAGAAAAAACCATACTATGAACCACTTTATTGAACGCGTTAAAATCTATTCAGAAGAACAATTTGATTATAAAATACATGAGATAGAATTATGATCAATAGCGCTTACGTTACTTTAAAACTTATTTCTGGTGAAGAAATTGTTGCTGCAGTCATGGAAGAAACTGAATTTGAAATTACTGTTATGCTTCCTATGCAAGTCAAAACATATATCAAACAAGGTGTTATGGGTCAATCTGAAGCCGTAACCCTAGGTCCATATTCCCATTTTGCATCTGATGATGTATTTACTTTCTATAAAAATCAAACTATATTCATTAAAGAATTAGAACCTAATTACATTGGGTATTATGAAGATGCTGTTGATAAACATCTTGGTTCTCTAGCAGAAAAAGCCCCTGACGCCTCAGCTGATGAAATACAACAATTAGTAGATAAGATTAATGATTTAACAGGAAGTAATTTAGATACGAAAGTAACAATGGAAGATGAATTAGATTACTTAGATAACTTAAGTATTGATGATAAAGATAAGATATTACATTAATTAATTACTTAGTTATTACTTGAAAACCCCTATACAGATATAATAACACTATCTGAATTTAATGTACAATTATTTTTTATTTGATAAAATAATTTAACTTTTAATATAAACTAGTATATAATAACTATATTATGAAAGAAAAAACTAAAAAACATTACGTTAATAACCCCGACTTTTTAGCAGCAATCATTGAATATAAAAAGCAATGTAAAGAAGCTGAAGAATGTGGAGATCCTAAACCAGTCATTCCTAATTATCTTGGAGAATGTATCCTTAAGATTGCTAACAAGCTTTCTAATCGTCCTAACTTTATTAATTATAGTTATAAAGACGATATGATTCTTGATGGTATTGAAAACTGCATACAATACTTTGATAATTTCAATCCTGAAAAGTCACAAAATCCATTTGCATATTTTACTCAGATTATCTACTTTGCTTTCCTTCGTCGTATTGATAAAGAAAAGAAACAAGCATATATCAGAGGCAAAATAGTTCGTGATAATACAATCGAATCTTTTGATGTGCAAGATCACGATTTAGATAATTCCTTTTCAAATAACTATAAAGACTTCATGCAAGATAATGGTACGTTTGAGCACGACTATGAAGATAAGAAGCGCAAGAAAAGACAGAAAAAAGAAACCCATGTTTCACTTGATAATTTTACAGAAGGCAATGAATGAAAATAGCAATTCTCGGTGATACACATTTTGGTGTACGTGGTGATTCAATTAAGTTTCATGACTACTATCGTGAATTCTATGAGAATGAATTCTTTCCTTATTTAGAAAAGAATGGAATTACTAACATATTTCAATTAGGCGATTTGTTTGACCGCAGAAAATACATCAATTTTAACACCCTGGCGTTAGCAAAAGACTACTTTTTTAACCGGATTGCTGACCAGGATCTAAAATTATTCACGCTTTTGGGTAACCATGACATTTTCTGGAAAGAGTCATTAGAAGTGAATTCTACAGGCTTGGTTCTAGGAGAATATGCACCATATATTAACTTGATTGATTCTCCTCGGGCTATAACATTTCCTGATGGTACATCGATTGATATGATACCATGGATCTGTAAAGAGAATCAACAAGAAGTCTTTGAGTATATTGATCAATCAAAATCCGATTTATGCTTTGGTCATTTTGAGATAGCAGGGTTCCCTATGTACAAGGGAATGGTCGGCAATCATGGGTTATCTCATGAAATGTTTTCAAAGTATGAAAGAGTCTTATCAGGTCATTATCATACAAGGTCCAAGCAAGAAAATATAGAATATGTTGGCACACCGTATGAAATGACTTGGCAAGACTATAATGATCCTCGAGGATTTAGTGTCTTTGATACTGAGACTCGTGAATTAGAATTCATTAAAAATCCATATACAATCCATGAAAAGATTACTTATGATGATAAGAATCGTTCTCCTATGGACCTAAGCCAAATTGACATTAAAGACAAATATGTTAAAGTCGCAGTTATTAATAAGACTGATCTCTATAAGTTTGATCAATTTGTCAATGAACTCTATACTAAGGATGCATATGAAATTAAAATTATTGAAGACTTCTCTGAATTTAACGATGGAGAAATTTCTACAGACATTAATATTGAAGATACAATGTCTATCTTATCTAACTATGTGGATTCGGTAGAGACCGATGAAAACAAAGAAGAAATCAAATCTGTTTTAAAAGAACTCTATCTTGAAGCAATAAATCAAGAAGTTGTATAATTGTACATTAATTGAATTATTTGATATAATATATTTTTGAAAGGAATATTATGTTACATGAAATTAAACACAAGGACTTTCTTGCAACTGTTGAACCTATGGGTGCATTTGTAAGACTAATCGTTTACAATGGTCAAGGTAATGGAATTACATCTATGATGGTACCAAAAGAAGTAAGTGAACAATTAGCAAAGGCCTTTAATGATTGTATTTAAGTCTGTTCAGTGGAAGAACTTCCTATCTACCGGTAATGTACCAAATAAAGTTAACCTAAATGGTCATGCAACAACATTGATTGTTGGTAAGAATGGTGAAGGTAAATCAACCATTCTAGATGCATTATGCTTTGCATTATTTGGTAAACCATTCCGTAATATTAAAAAGAACCAACTCGTTAATTCAATCAACAGTAAGAACTGTGTCGTTGAAGTTGAGTTAACAATATCTAATTCACACTACAAAATTATTCGTGGTGTTAAACCAAATATCTTTGATATATTTCTTAATGGAGATCTTGTTAATCAAGACGCAGCGGTTAAAGATTATCAAAAAGTTTTAGAGCAACAAATCCTTAAGTTAAACTATAAAACGTTTACTCAAGTTGTCATACTGGGGTCTGCTTCTTTTGTTCCTTTCATGCAGCTCCCAGCAGGACAACGACGTGAAGTTATTGAGGACATTCTTGATATTAGAGTATTTTCTACAATGAATAATATTCTTAAAGAAAAGATAACTGAAACTAAAAATGAAATGTCTGAGTTAGAAACTAAACTTAGAATGATTACAGAAAAAGCTAAAGCACAACAAAAGATTATTGATTCATTAACTGATACTAAACAGCAAAGTATTAAAACAATTCAAGATAAGATTATAGCAAATAATAAAATCATTGCTGAAAAATCTGAAACAGCAACAGCATTAATCAGTCAAATCTCTGATCTACAAAAAGATATTCAAAATAAAGAAGCCATAATTAAAGATATTGATATGTGTAAATCAAACATTTCTAAGTTTACACAGAAAGATTCTACAATTGAAGAGAGTATAGAATTCTTTAGTAACAATGAAGTTTGTCCATCATGTGAACAAGGCATTGATCATTCACATAAAGATTCTATTATACAAAAATTAAATAAATCAAAAGAAGATCATGCTTCTAAAACTAAACTATTAAGTGAAGCATTAAATAAACTCAACGGTCAATTACAAATTATAACTGAGATTAATGATCAGATTACGGATTTAAATATTACATTATCAACAGAAAATAATGCAATCACAATGTTATCTAAACTCAATAAAGAACTTGAACAAGAAATATTAGATCTGAATGAGAATCAAGGTGATATTAATTCTGAAAAGAATACATTAAAAGCATATGCCGAAGAAGCATTAAAATTAAATGGTGAGAAAATGGATATTACTAAGAAGAGAAATATTCAAGACATCTCATCAATCTTGTTAAGAGATACAGGTATTAAAACTCAAATCATTAAAGAATACCTACCAGCAATGAATAAACTTATTAATATGTACTTATCGGCTATGGACTTCTTTGTTAAGTTTGAGCTTGATGAAAACTTTAATGAGATTATTCGATCAAGATTTAGAGATGAATTTACTTATGCTTCATTCTCTGAAGGCGAGAAGATGAGAATCGATCTTGCTATTCTATTCACATGGAGACAAATCGCTAAGATGAAGAACTCCGTCAACACAAACTTATTACTACTTGATGAGATCTTTGATTCAAGTCTAGACGTAGCAGGTACAGATTATTTCTTATCGGTTATGGATAAACTTGGAGAAAACAATAACATCTTTGTTATTTCTCATAAAGGTGATGTACTTCTAGATAAGTTTCAAAATAACATTCGTTTCGAAAAGACGAATGATTTCTCAAAAATAGTTGAAAATTCTTAAAAATAACTGTGTACATTAATTAGAAAATAGGATATAATTATCTTATACTGGAGAGAGGCGGTAGAACTGGACCTGCGTGATAGATAGATTTGTTACAATCTGTTAACAAAATAGTTGTGTACTTTAATTAGATTTCTTGATATAATATAATTATAAAATAAAGAAAGAGAGAGAATTATGCAATTTATAAAAGAAAATTTTGATTATGATAGTGGTTGGTTAACATATAGAACTGATACTAGAACCCGCCCTGAATTTATTGCTAGATTTAAATACAATAAATCAGACAAACCAAGTTTTGTTAAATTTCTAATTAAAAACTTTACAGTTCAAGAATATAGAGATCTTACAAACATGCTTAATTTAGCACCAATGCAAGCCTTAGCAACAAAAGGTTATGTTCCACAAAGCATCAAAAACTTTGATGTTGAATTATTTTTAAGGAGAGCATAATGAGTTGCTTACAAAATGAAATTATACTGGAAAACCTCTATGAGGAAGGGTTATATGAGGCGGAGAAGCAAGGGTTAAAGGGACAGGAAGCAGAGGCCTTTGCAGAGGAATATGCTCGCTCAATCTTTGAGGAAAAGGCTTGAAAATATGCAATAAAACTGTGTACATTAATTAATTTTTAGTGTATAATAGTCTTATATTAATGATTGAGAGAGAATATGAATAAAGATTTACTAGCAAAATTACTCGCAAATGAAAACTTAACTGTCTTACAAGAACCAGTTAAGACTGCTTCATTTGATGTTAAAAATCGAGTACTTAGACTTCCACAGTGGAAAGATTTATCTGAAGATATGCTAGATCTTTTTATTGGCCACGAAGTTGGTCATGCTCTATACACAACATCAGCATTTTGGACAGACGAGCTCAAAGCACTCAAACACTTTCAAGGCTATTTAAATGTACTTGAAGATGTTCGTATCGAAAAATTAATCAAAAGAAAATATCCAGGTCTACGTAAACCTTTTAGATTGGGTTACGACGAACTCAGAGAAAAAGATTTCTTTAATCTTAAAACACAAGATCTTAATTCATTATTACTTATTGATCGTATTAATCTATTTTATAAAGCAGGCGTAAAATCTGGTGTAAAATTCACAAAAGAAGAATTAGAATTTGTAAGACGAGCTGAATACACAAACACAATAGAACAAGTTATTCAGCTCGCAAAAGAAATCTACGAATATACTAAAAAAGAATTACAAGATAAAATTGATGAGATGGAAAACCAAGATCCACATGAGAATGAATTTGAAGAAGAAGAAGTTGCAGCAGATTCAGACTCATTTGGTGATTCAGATGAAAATCCAGAAAATGAAGAAATAGAATCATATTCTTATGGTTCACAAAGATCTGATGCTGAAGATCTTATGGAATCTCAAACAGAACGGGCTCTTCGTGAAAAATTAGAAGAATTAGCTGATCAATCAGTTATAAATGTTTATTACAAATTACCAAAACATATTGAAGACTCAGAAATATTTCATGACTATAAAGATGTGATTAAAGCTCTACAGGCCGATAATCAACATTGGTATAGTCTGCGTGTAAATCATGAAGCTGAAGAATGGCGTCAAAGCTTTAAAACAAGATTTTTAAGCTCTTCTAAAAAGATTATTAATTATATGGTTAAAGAGTTTGAAATGAAAAAAGCTGCTGATAACTATAAAAGAACAAAACGTGCAAAATCTGGTTCTTTAAATATGAGCAAACTATATCAATACAAACTGAATGATGATATATTTAAAAGAATTAATGTAGTACCTGATGGTAAAAATCATGGTATGGTGATGTTAGTTGATTGGTCTGCTTCTATGGATCAACACATACAAGAAACTTTACATCAAGTTGTTAACTTATCATTATTCTGTAA